TCTCAGTTGGTTGTTCGATGTTAGGAATGTTTGTCCAATACAAACGCACTCTATTCTGTGCAGATACGAGTGAACTATTAATCATAATAGGCTCAACACCGAGATGTTCTGTTATGACATCTTGGTATTCTTTTTTCATACGAACATTTTCGAGTAGAAAATATTTTGGTCTACATTCTTTTAGTACACGTACAAACTCAAAAAACAACGCTGAACGAGGGTCATCAAAATTAAGTTGTTTCCCTGCAAAGCTAAAACCTTGACAAGGACTGCCACCACACAATAAATCGATATTTTGATATAGATCACCCCTCACCTCCCTTACATCACCAATATGTACAATGTCAGGATAATTGGCTTTTGCTACTTGTATTGCATATTTGTCGACTTCTGACGCATAATATTTATCTACGTCAAAACCGCATCTTTCTATAGCAACACGAGCACAAGCCATTCCATCAAAGAGGCTTAATACTTTCACGTTAATCTAAATCAAATTTGTAACCATTTCTTGGGAATATCGTGTCTACGAATATCTCGATATCGTCATCTTCCATATTCTGTCCCTTGAGTATATCGTGCGATAACATACACAACGCAGTTGCAATCGTGTCACCGCTTGCAATCCCTTGAACCATTAAATCAGTAATGATCTCACCGAAAAAATTATAAGCATCATTAACATCGTCATTATCTAATAATTCGTAATATTCTTTTGTGTGGGTAGGACTTGGAAATTTAATGATATTACTCATACTATCCAACCACTATTTCCATAATCAATCTTTTGATTGAATTTGTAACCTGCACCGCTGCCTGATGCTCGAACAGCCATACCTGCAAACGTCAGCATCAATGCATCAGCAATATCCGGTGATCGATAACCACGTTTTTTCATTTGCTCTTTACTTTCGACTTTGAACTTACCGCTCGATAAAATCTCATATTGCACCGCAGTCAACTCGTTAACGAGCTCCTCTTGATCGGGTATTAGTACATCTTTTTGCTCTAGCCATTCCCGGCATTTAAACCATAGCTCATCACGCAAACGCATATATCGGTCATTCATACTGGAACTCTCAGCAACATTGATGCCACGTGCCGGTAAATCGAGCTCAACGAGCCTATCTACCACACCTGCACCCAAACCAATCGAATCGATCAGAATTTCACTAGGTCGGTCTTTGTAAGGGGTTGATTCATACTCAGCAACGATGATACCTACAGTTTCCATCAAATCCTTGCCACCCCAATGCTTGATTGGCTCGGTAATGACGTTTCCCTTACGTTTACACAATGCACATCGGTCTGAACCCATACGAGCTATATCAATCCCCCAAACAGGTAAGACGTTGGTTGCCTCAACGTCCCTACCTACTGCCGACTCAACGAGGACACGACCCATAATCGCATTGTCATCAGTTGTAGGGGGTAAGCCAAGTACACGTACTCGAAATACATTGGAGTCCTCACCATATTGACGTTTCATATCATCAATATATTGAGGGTCGACAGTATCGGCATCTGCACACGATACAGTCATTGTTTGCCATGATTCAGAATTTCGATAGAACGCATCATAGAAAAAACCCGATGCCCGGTTGGGGTTACCAACCATAATCGTTTTCGCATTATGTGTCGACATAGCTCCCTGAGCGACCTCGAATATAACATCGGGTACACCTGATGCCTCATCAATGATAAACAGCATATTGGGTGAATGGAAACCTTGTAGTGCCTCCGGATTTTCACGTCTACTCGTTCTTGCCACACAAAAACTATCAGGTGCGTTTTTTAGTGTGATCTTGTCGGTACGAAATTCAAACTCATCTTGAAAACCTTTGGGCATCATTTTGTGCCACTTTTGGATTTCAGACCATAATATTTGTTCTAGCTGAGATGCACTATTCGCTGTACACGCAATTTTACATGGGGGACGTGTCGTTAAAAACCAAAGTACGCAGAACGACAAGAAAGTTGTCTTACCTACTGCGTGCCCGGAACGTATTGCGAGTCTGTTGTGTTTTGCGATTAGATCTAATGCCTCACGTTGCCACTTTTGTGGTTCAGCTTGTAGTACAGTTTGCACAAATAATACAGGATTGTTACGCAAGGCGATTAGAGTGTCTGCCGCATCTCTAATTACTTTAGCCATATTTTAAATTGAAAATGGACATAGCCCAAACTTGCGGAGTTAAAAAACTATGTCCAAAAATTATTATATAATAGAAAAACCCCTGAGCACAAGTTGTGGGTGAACAGGGGTCTTTTTTGATAAAGGTGTATATATGTATATTATATCAAACATACGTAGGGTATGTTATCATCATTTATACTTTATACTGTAAAGGATTTCAAACGAATAATTATACCGCCTTGATTTTTTTCACAATTTTTTTTTGAGGGGGGTATTGAAATTAAACCCGCCCCCGCCCATTTGGCAGCGAGGGGTGTATCACCTTTTTTTCAGGATTTTTGCACGTTTTTGGCAACTGTTTTGGAAACATCAAAATAAAACCGCAGAAATCTGCGGGTTTCAGACCCATTGCACACGTCTACATATCGTGTTCATCGTGCTCGATGACTTCTACATCAACGACTTCACCTGCATCGATCAACCGCTGCTGCACTTCTTTCAGTGCTGATGCGAAGTTGTTTTCTACAGTGATATTTAGATCAGCAGATACACCCGGTAAGAATTTACCTAATAAATTCAATGACTTAGATGGTGTCTTACTTTCAATCATTTCCTCAGCTAGCAGCATATACAACGGGAAACCACGTCTTTCGCACTCATCGATCGCTGCTTTTATGGAATTTCTGACTAAAATTACTGAGCTAAACGATGGTGCAGTGCCTTTTGGGCGACCTCTAGGACGTTTCTCTTGATCGTTTTTCGTATTTTTTAATTCATTAACCATTTGATAATAAATACTCTTTAAAGTTTAAAAATGCAATTACTTATTTACAAACGAATAATTATTCTACAAAATATAAGTAATAATTGACAACTTTACTATTTGTAAAAAACAAACTTGCGGAGGTTAGAAAAATGCAAATATTACAAGATCAAAACTATAAAATATTTTACGAATCAAATAAACAGATGTTGGTCTGCTATAAAGACAATGCTTTTCATCAGTTGATGTCTTACAAAAAACCGGTGTTCAGTGTTTATCAGTTGCGTGACGATGCAAGAGATTGGTACGAACAATGGATAGCACCAAGACTTTCTATTCGTGATTGAGTTAATAAAAAAGGTTAATAAGTAAAAAAGGGTGACTTCGGTTGCCCTTTTTTAATGTATGCCGAAATGATCAGCGAGTTGATTTAATGCAGCTCGTAATAACTTCATACTCATTCTACGACCACCATAATCAACTTGATCTAACGATGCTGCAGTCATGCCATCGATAACAATCCATTGCACAACTTTAAACATATTACTGTCTAATGATCTCATTGCTTTCATGTAGTCTGAGAAACCTACACTTGCATCATCATTACTAGCACCTCCACCATCAACTCTTACATCATATTTCATAGCAGTTGCTTTCATGCCTTTATTATAAATCCTGAAAAGATATTGTGCGGTATTGTATTGTCGATCAGTGATAATATTTCTTTGATGATAACGATCAATCAAACTCTGAGTTAATATTCTGCGTCTTAAAGGTGAACCCGCAGTCAATCCTGTAGGCTCATCTTTATAGACTTCATCAGCTACTCTTTCATCAGTACCGAGATCGGATTTTAATCGATTAATCATGAGTCAGATGGTTTCCCATTTAATACGTCACTAAAATCAATTTCTTTTAATGTTTTACGTGGTCTATCTTTTGTGTCCTCATGAGATTGCATAGCTCCTGCAAGTGCAGTGTAATTTATAATATCGATAATACTATCTTCACTATATGGATTTAAATCTAATCGAGCTAACTTTAATTCGATCATAATTCTTGCAGCTTGATATGGTGTAATTTTCTCACCAATCGTATAACCAAATCTTGTTGCCATACGTTCAAACAAATCAAAACAATCACCATATTCTCGACCACGTTGATCAAGTATTGTTTCAGCTTGAACCAAAAATGCTTTAGGTGATTTTCTCATGTCATATTTAAAAGGGTACTTCGTCATTATAATAATCCTCATTTTCAGGGTTGCTAATAGACTCGACTTTAGTTTTCTTAATACCTTTTTTATCGAGTCGGTTCTTGATATCGCTGACAGACCTATAGTTATCGATAAGTTTCATAACTTCTTCGAGTGTCCATACTGCGTATATATCTTCACGTGTTTCTTTGATTAAATCTCTAGCCTCGTCATCGAGGACGACAGCAAATACCTTGCCATCATCACGTTCACTCGCCAACACGTTTGGACTTGTAAATAATTTATGCTGCTTGACGTATGCCTCCATTGCATCGAGTCCACGTTTGCAAATCTCAGCACGTTGTTTTAATTCACCCCATTTCGTGCGATCGTCTGCAGGACATCTACGTATAGCAATGTTGAATTTTGTTAATGCACTATCGAAACGTTCCGCCATTTCTTCAGGCACTAACGATACCAATCCACAAACTCCATAAATCAAATCAAGTATTTCTTGTTTCTCTAAGTAGTCACGAATGATGCTCCAAAACGCACTAAAGCGATAAGCTCTCACTCCGACTGTTCCGCCATCACGTCTGTCAAAGAACTCGTATATATCATTTCGATATTCTCGAACAGTATGTAACTTTGTCCGGGTCATTTGAACCTCAACCTATTGACGTTCCCACGTGAGGTGGTGGTGTAGTGTTTCGCCTTTAAAGATAAAGGCGTGCACACCACCACACCCCCAAACACGTGAAAACGAGAGTCAATAAGGGTTTGAGCACAAAATGACTGCAAGTCAAGTGGTGTAGTAAGGTGGTGGTGTAGTGATTTCCTTAGCAATTTACTACACCACCACCACTGAATTTGGTGTCCCCAAGTATAATTCTTTGCTGAATATCACGTGATTTGTACTTACTATCATAGTCCCTCATTGCTACACTTTCGGTGCGAAATACATCTTCTTTTAGCCATGTATTCACAATGCGGCTCATGCGTTTCTTTTCGAACTTATCTTCGAAGTCGAGTCCTAAGAAATCACAAATAAATTCATGTATCGATATTTTATAGTCGGTACGTTGTGACTTTATATTCGCCATTAAAAGCATAGACGTGCTATCGACCTCTTGGTGCAGATGTCTGATGCGTTCGATCGAGATACCATCGAACAATGATGGCGGTTCATATTTACGCACCACGACCATGTCTGCACCATTAGGTATGATCGTGCTGTCCTTATAAAACCATGTCACTTGATCGGTAGGTAAGGTCAGGTTGTTTTTGCCTGAGTCTAATCTGAAATACCTGTATGAATCTTCGATGCCGAGTCCCTCAGCTACGTCCTCAGGCATTTTATTAATAATACGTGATGTACGTACTGCACCGAGTAATGAGCTGCCGCCTCTTGCGTCCTCATCAGTGATGGTTTTTTGGTTCATAGAGATCTTACGTGTATGGTGTATGATCAATATTGCGGTGTTGGTACGATCTGCGAGCCTCGATAATTGATTAACCATCTTGGCAAAATTCTCATTAGTTTCTGTTGCCCG